AATATATCAACCGCCATCGTCTAGCAACCAAGGCTGTTAAAAGATGGAAGATCGGTGGTCTAAATGATTTGACCAAACAAAGAGAAGAAGACGCAGAAACTCCTAGCTTAGATGATGCTGTAGAACAATTTTTAAAGCAAGGAAAGCCCGAGTTTATACAAGACTTGGAATAATCTGCGGACAGCATGGTATATAATCTTAAAAAAGATGAAGCACTAAAAGAACTAGTTAAATGCGGGAAGGACCCAAAGTATTTTATAAATAACTTTGCTAGAATTTCTCACCCGCTCCATGGGCTGCTTCCTTTTCATCTTTATGACTTTCAAGAAGACATCATAGACGACTTTAACAGCCACCGTTTTAATGTCATCTTGAAAGCTCGTCAGCTAGGTATATCTACAACTTGTGCGGGATACATCGCATGGCTCATGCTTTTTCATCGAGACAAGAATATTCTTGTTATTGCTACAAAGCTATCAACCGCAGCGAATCTAGTTAAAAAGGTAAAAGGAATCATAAAGCATTTGCCCAAGTGGATGCAAATTGCCAGCATTGCTGTTGACAATAGAAACTCTTTTGAGTTGCAAAACGGTTCTCAAATTAAAGCATCCTCCACTAGTGGCGACGCAGGTCGCTCGGAGGCTTTGACTTTATTGGTCATTGACGAGGCTGCTTTTGTTGAAGGTCTTGACGAATTGTGGACAGGTCTATATCCGACGCTTTCTACTGGTGGTCGATGCATCGCTCTATCAACTCCAAATGGAGTTGGAAATTGGTTTCACAAAACTTATATTGAGGCAGAAGGCGGTTCAAATGATTTTAAATCAACGATACTTCCTTGGGATGTACACCCAGACCGCGATGCAGAATGGTTTGCAAAAGAAACCCGAAACATGTCCAAGAGACAAATTGCTCAAGAGCTTGAGTGTAACTTCAATATGTCAGGTGAAACGGTATTCCACCCGGATGACATAAAAGAACTAGAAACATACGTCTGTGAACCAAAATATAAAACAGGCGTAGACAGAAATTTATGGGTCTGGGAGACTTTTGAAGTTGGATCAAACTATTTGATTTCCGCTGATGTTGCCCGAGGCGACGGAAAGGATTACTCCACTTTTCATGTTATGAAACTGGAAACACTTGAGATTATTGCAGAGTACCAAGGAAAGGTGCCACCAGATGACTTCTCTATTTTACTAGCAAACACTGGCAGAGAATACGGAAATTGTATGATAGTTGTCGAGAACAACTCAGTTGGATTTGCTGTATTAGATAAGCTAATCGACAATCACAACTATCCTAATGTATATTGGTCAAGAAAGTCTACACACGAGCAGGTAGAACAATATGTAGCAGAAAATCAAGTAGGTACAATTCCCGGCTTCAGCACGACAACAAAAACTAGACCACTTATCATTGCCAAGATGGAAGAATACGTTAGAAATAAACTAATTAAGATATATTCGACTCGAATCTTGTCTGAGATAAAAACATTTATCTGGCATTATGGAAAGCCAGAAGCCCTGCGAGGGTACAATGATGATTTGGTTATGGCACTGGCAATAGGCTGCTGGGTAAGGGACACTGCTTTGTTAAATAATTCAAGAGATTTGGAGTATAAAAAAGCGTTTTTAGATGCTATGATAGTATCGAACACAAAAATGGATACAAAAATACCGGGTCAAAAAGGTTATGATGAGAAAACGTCCACCAACCGCCTATTTAAAGGTAGCGATGGAAAAATGCATGATTTTGGCTGGTTGCTCAAGGGGTAATATATAATGGCGTCATATGGCAAAGGTCCTAACAGGGGCAAAAGAAAAAGTAAATCAGGAGAAAATCCTGCAAATCCTCAAAATTCACTCTACAAAGCTCTGACTAGGCTTTTCTCGGGACCAATAGTCAACTATCGAAAGCAGCAGCTTCGTGGTAGTTCTCGTCAGGTCCATATGAAGGGGCGCAACAAGTGGAACTTAAGCATTAAAGATGCTAATGGTCGCCATGCATTTAAGAAACAAGAATACAACCCGTTTGATAATCTAAATCTTAATTATATGTCTGCTCATAATAGGAAAGAGCGATATAATGACTTTGATCAAATGGAATATATGCCTGAGATTGCCTCTTCGTTAGATATTTATGCGGACGAGATGACAACTTCAACTGATGTTAGGAAGATTTTAACAATTGAATGTCCAAATGAAGAAATCAAGAGCATTTTGAATGTTTTATTTTACACTGTGCTGAATATTGAATCAAATCTATTTGCATGGTGTCGTTCTATGTGTAAATATGGAGATTTCTTTTTATATCTTGATATAGACGAGCATCTTGGAGTTAAAAATGCTATTGGTCTTCCGATTGAAGAGCTTGAGCGTCTAGAGGGCGAGGATCCAACCAACCCTCAGTACATTCAGTATCAGTGGGATGCAGGCGGGCTAACTTTTGAAAACTGGCAAGTAGCACATTTTAGAATCCTTGGCAACGAAAGGTATGCCCCTTATGGTTCCTCAGTTCTAGAGGCGGCACGTCGTATCTGGCGTCAGTTAACTTTGATGGAAGATGCTATGATGGCTTATCGTATTGTACGATCGCCTGAAAGAAGGGTGTTCTACATTGATGTTGGGAATATTCCGGCGATGGATGTCGAGCAGTACATGGGCAAGGTTATGACTCAAATGAAACGTAACCAAGTTGTTGATGCAGAGACTGGTCGTGTGGATCTTCGATATAATCCTATGAGTATTGACGAGGATTACTTCATTCCAACCCGAGCGGGTCAGAGTTCAAAGGTTGAATCTCTTCCCGGTGGTCAGTTTACTGGAGATATTGATGATGTAAATTACCTGCGAGATAAATTGTTTTCTGCGCTGAAGGTCCCTAAGTCTTATCTTTCCAGAGGCGAAGGAGCAGACGAAGACAAGACGACACTAGCACAGAAAGACATTCGATTTGCAAGAACAATTCAGCGCTTGCAGAGAATGGTTGCAGCCGAGCTAGAAAAAATTGCAATCATTCATCTCTACACTTTAGGCTTTGAAAAGGAAGATCTGCTTGGGTTTAAGATTAAATTAAATAATCCATCCAAGATCGCAGAACTACAAGAGCTTGAGCATTGGCGTACAAAGTTTGATGTTGCTGGTGCTGCTACGGAGGGTTTCTTTAGTAAGCGCTGGATCGCTACGAATGTTTTTGGTCTTTCGGATGAAGAGATGGTTAGGATGCAGAACGAGATGTTCTATGATGCCAAAATTGCCGCCATGATAGAGGCTTCTGCTGAGGAAGCAACTGGCGGCGGCGAAGGTGGCGGCGATATGGGTGGTGATCTCGGCGGCGGCGACGACATGGATCTCGGCGGCGGCGACGACATGGATCTCGGAGGGGATGATGAAGGCGGCGAAGAAGACGACTCTGCGCTTCTTGCTGCTCCCGGTATGAGGGATGATGATGGGTATATGGTTGGCGACGACACTAAAGGATACTTAACCCCCGGTGCCAAAGGTCATAGATATAAAAAAGTGAAAGACGACAAAAGAACAATGGGCGCAAGAAATAGAAGCATGAGAGCTTCTTATTCTGATCAGTCTGGAAGAGCGAGCAAGAAAAATGTATTTAAAGGCTCCACGGAATTAAGCGCCCTCGGAAGGGGAACGATATCAGAAGCTACAGAAAAAATTGGTTTAATTAACGAGCAGGATATTCTTTCGACCAATAAGGAGCTTGAAGACATAATTAGACACATGGAGCATCGCAAAAATGAAAATAAAGATGAAGCATAATAAAAAGAGGAATACAGCATTTCTGTACGAGGCGCTGGTTCGTCAAATGACGAAGCATGTTTTGGAAGAGAATACCGCTGGTAGAGATGAGGTGGTTTCGATTATCAAAACTTTCTTTTCCAAAGGCAAGCCCTTGGCAGAGGAGTTAAACCTATATCGGACAATTATTGATTCCTCTCAGGTCAAGCCAAAAATTTTAGAAAAAATAATAACTGAAGCAAAGAATAGTCATGCTCGACTGCCCAATGAAGAGATCTTTAGTCAACAGGGGAAATTAATTTCTGTTGTCAATAGAAAGTTTGGGAAGGATTTTTATAATAGCCCTGTTCCTAACTACAGAAGTCTGGCATCTATCGCTGCCATATTTAACCAAAACACACCAATAAAAACTAGAGTGCTTTTGGAAAATACCTTAATCGAATCGCTCTCCTCTCAGACTAAAGAAGAAAAAAATAACAATGAGATGATTGGAACGCCTGTGCTAATGAATACTTTCTTGTCTAAATTCAATGACAAGTATGATACCCTGCATGAAGAGCAGAAGTGTTTATTAAACTCTTACATCATATCTATGGCAGATGATGGTCTTAGCATGAAGGCTTTTCTGAATGAGGAAATTTCAAGACTGGAATCGATTATTCAAGAATCTTTAAATATGCAAGAGCTTGCGAACGATCAGGATATGAAAAACGGAACGGAGAAAGTTATTTCTTTGATCCAAGAATTAAAAACTAAACCAATTGAAGAAAACGATTTGAGTCTTTTGTTGAAGATTCAAAATTTAGCTAGAGAGGTTCAGAGTTAATGGCTATCAAAATTTCTGTAGGAAATAAATCTGAAGAACAACCAGTAAAAAAATCTCTCATGATTAATATTGGTTCAAGTGATAAAAAAGCACCTGAAGAGGAAGCTCCACAAAAGTCAATCAATTTAATTGCACGACGAGCTTTGGATGGTAGTGTTATAATTTCTGACCATCCTATGATTGACGTTGTGATACAGCCAAAAAATTCAAAGATAGTTTCATTTACAAAAGAAAATTTTAGCGATGACGCATACTATGCACAAAGCAGGCTTTTTGATTACTTGAAAAAGAAAGGCGTAGTTGAGTTAGATTCAATTAGGGGTGGAAATGTTTATGGATCTCTTGAGGCAAAATATCCAGAATCAGATAAGGTAAGTTCTTTTGAGGCAGTAATGCTTTCCGTAGGTA